CTGCTTCACACAAGGCTCTTTTCAAGATGTCACAACTATCTGTAATAAAGAACCTATCTGCTCCCATAAGTCGCAAAGCACATTGAATACGGTCTTGTATAGGCATTTTCCTAGCCGGTCTAACAATAACATTAGGAAATTTCTTTTCAAAGGCTCTTTTTATACCTCTACCTAAAACAGTTTCGGCATTATCCCAATAAACATAATCAACTTTTCCTACCATATCAAAAACAGACTGTGCAAATTCTATTGCCAGTCTGTCTAAATCATTACTATCATATTCTCCAAAGTGCCTTATACTCCTTATAGCCACAAGTTCACCGTAATTATCAGTTGTACCGGTAGCAACAAACGCATGACCTGACTTATTACCACCAAAGTCAATACCAATAGTCACTTCTTGTAAAGAGCTTTTTGGTATCTGTTTGTATGGTAAATCAGGGTCAATCCTATCAACTAATTTACAGTAATACGCTTTTGGATTGTCGGCAAATTTACGGTAAATAGCACCTTCGGCACGAACCCACTTGCCTAAAATCAATCTATCATAGTAGATAGTACCCTCATACTCATTACACAAGTTTTGTACAAAATCTTTAGACAAAAAGGTATTATCAAAGATTGTATACTCTTGTAAGTAAATATCTGCATCACTGTCAATAAACTGCTTTAACCAATGAGTAGGGTGTTCAGGGTTTAAACTACCGTCAAAACAAGAATAAGGCTTATCAAGTCTTGACTTTAGCATAGCAAATACATCTTCATTCCACTTTGCTACCTCGTCACCATAAATATATTTAGCCGAAGCACCTTGAATTTTTGCAACCTGACTAACCTTTTCAGCACCTAAACAATAAACATCTTCACCACAGATTTTAGCAATGTTGCGACTGTTGATTGTTCCTACAACATCAGAAGTATATCTTTCTCGCATTGGTTGAAGTACATTTCTCTCAATAGTTTCTTTAGATACACCGATAATAAAGCAAAGTCCGTCTTTGCCTATTCTCTCCCTAATTCTCATAGGTACAATAAAAGTAACATCAACAAAACTTTTACCGGAACGAACTGCACCACTCTTTATGTTCCATCTATGGGTAGCATTTACAATATATTCTTTTTGCTTATTTGTGTAACCCATTCTTTGTACTCCTTAGTGCATCATCTTTAATCTCTTTCAAAATATTATCCAGCTTATTAAGTGCCGTTGTGTCTGTTTCTTCTTTCTGCTTATCTCTCCACTTATCAGGTCGTCTATTTTTAAGCCAAAAGATTTGAGCCGTTGTGTTACCTTCCAGTGCTGATGAAAGCAAAGCATTCTCAACTTCATAGTCAACAACTTCTTTACCCTTTTTTAAGGCTTGTAAAATCGGTAAATGGTTTGTTTTATAGTTAAATAAAGTCTTAACTGAAATACCCATATTCTTCGCTATCTGTTCATCAGTTAAGCCATCTCTAGCCCAACCCTCCAGCAATAATAAATTTTCCTTTAGTAACCACTTTTGATATTTTCCCTTTGCCAAATCCACCACCTCTCTTTATTAGTTCTTTATTTACTACTACCGTTCCACCTCTACCACCCGTATTCACACACTCCTTTATCCCAAAATACCTTTATCAAGTAAGGACTTCTTTGCTTGTTTTAATCTCCATCTTTGCTTCATTAAAATCCTTATATTTCCCTCTGGATTAGAGCTGTTAATTTCTTTATCTATGTTCTTATACTGCCTATCAATAGAACTATATAATTCACCAGCCTGTTTATGACTTTTAACACTATTCACAGCCTTTTCTATATCATCAACTGCTTGAACATAGCCACGATAGTCCCATTTTTTACTACCTGATGATGTACCGGTTTTTGAAGTAGGAAATTGAATAACATTATCCTTTGCAGTTACTCCACTTACTGAACCTCTGCCACCCATTACTCTGACCTCCTAAATTTTTCTTGAAATGACTTCACTTGTACTATATTGCCTTTACATTCTTCCGGTACTGTGCCGTAAAAAATAATCTGTGTAGGTTCTAACCGTTCTAACATTTCATTATAGCCTTGCAAAAATAATTCTTTATCTTTGTTACTTTTCTGTGTGCCTACGCTGGATACTGCAACAATACTGTTCTTTGGCTCTCCGTCAAAGCAATAATTATAACTAACTTCATCACTCCAACAAATTGTAGGTATTACCTTGATACCATACATCTGCCAGTATGCAGCCAACCAATGCTTTTTGTAATGATTATAAATCTGCAAGGCTCTAGGGTAGTCGGAATAAAGGCTAAAATCAGGTGAAAGTACAAATGGGTATTTCGTTAACATCTCAATATATTTTTCAGGATTATTCCATAATCGTTGGAACTGATAATCATCAAGAAAGAAATGCACTCCACAGTCTTTCTTCTTGCTACTCATTGCATAATTAAAGCCAATTAGATTCTCTAAATTGTCAATATTATCTGTAACATTGATGATAGGAATATTAAAAATGCCTTCACCTTCAAAAATGAATTTTGTTGTGTTCTCATAGCTGAACTTATTTTTGTACATTAAATCACCTAATTTCATATACAACAAAACCCACCTAAGTGTTTAGGTGGGTAATGCTGAATTTTTTACAAGAGGAATAGTAGAAGTGAAAATCATTCTTGCAATCTTATCTATCTCTTTCGGTTTTCCATAATATCATTATAGCACTTGTTAGGGTGTCTTTTAATGTCCTCTTTTAAAATTTCTGAAAAAGCTTGTAAGGCTCTGCCATGAACCTTGTACACATATCTCAAATCATAATTCATACAATCAGCTACCTGCTCCCATGTTTTATGATTTAGGTAATACTCTGTCAAAACTGTTTTATATCGTTCATCAGTCAGCCTATGTATAAGGGTTCTGGCTTGTTCCTTTAATTCTACAAGTCGGTTAATTTCTTCATTGATTTTGTCTTGCAATAAAACAATCTTATCAATAATCTTTGTAAAGTCACCACCACTACCGGAACTCTGTACCCTTTCACCTTGGCTCTGTGGACTTACTTGTAATGATTTTAACTTCAGGTGATACAATTCATCACTCTTAGTATTAATGCTTATATCAGCAAACCTTACACGATTAAGGTACTCTTTAGCGTTCAAGGTTATCACTCTCCATTGTTGTATAGAACTTTAGATTTTCGGGTAAAGGTGGTAAAGGTCTCCAATGAGTTACCTTTAGACTTACATCAGGATATTCTGATTCTTCTTCAATAAGATATTTGCAACCAAAGCAATAATTTGTTGCCCAGTCATCACCATCATAAAAGCCTGTACACGTCCAATGATAAATATCCTTCTTTTCTTTGTTTTCCCCATAGCGTTCAACATCTTTGATAAGTACAAGGACTGTTCTTTCATCTTTCGGTAGTTTCTCATTTACACTTATCCACTTGTTTTTATTACTCATATAGCAATCTCCCCACTTTCAATCTTAGCTCTATACTGGCCGTAGCTTAGCCTTGTACCGTGTTCTTCGTTGTACTTATGTAAGTTATACAAAGTACGGTTAAGGTTATGTTCTCTTGACTGCTTTGACTCTGCTTTCTGTTTATCTGATTTATGAGTAATGGTATCTTCACTTTTACATTCATCACACTTTTTAACTCTTGGATTAAATGTAACAAATTTCTTCCCACACATTTTACAATTCTTAAAATACTGATTTACCATATCACTTTACTATTCCTTTCTCTTTTAGGTATTTTATTGTTACTTCTTCAAATTCAAATCTTTGTGAATCACTCAAAGGAACTCTAGGTACTATGCCTAACTTTGCTTTGTATCTCAAATAAATTTTTCTGATAAGTGGATGATTTACATTCAGCTTATAGCCATACGGGTTGTTGTTATTGAACATTGGTACAAATTCTGTTTCATCACTTCTCATTGCTACCTACCAATTTCCACACAACGCATCTGTTAGTGTCTGTATCAAACCACTCACAGTGTCTAACACATTCTTTTTGAGTTAAAGGACACTTTCTAACAACTTTGATTTTTTGTTGTCCACTATCAAGCATACACTTGCTGAACTTACACTCTCTTCCTCTTCTGACCATACAAGGAAGTTCAAGATGTTTGCATTCCATAACTTTCACCTTTCTTCATCAAACATGGAGTAGTTCTCTAATTCGTCAATGTCATATGAGGTTGATGAACTGTACTGAGGATTGTTTTTTCTCTCAATCTGTTCCCACTTGTCAGCTAATGACTTCCAGTCTGTTATCTCTTTGCCCTTGTACTTCCAATCATAGGCGTTGTAGTGGTCAAAGAATTTTTTATAGTCAAAACTGTATTTTTTTGATTTGCAATACAGTTCAATTTCTTTCAATGTTGGTTTTGTTTGTTTTTCTTCATTCTCACTATAACTTAACAAACAAACGTTATGTTTATTCTGTATTGTTTTATCTGTATTGTATTGGTACTCATTTTTGAGTACCTTTGTGCCCAAATTTGAGTACCCCCCGTACTCATTTTTGGGTACCCTATCTGCCCAATTTTGAGTACCCTCTACTCGTTTTTGAGTACCACCTACCCATTTTTGGGTATCCTCAATTTTGGGTACCCTCTCCCCATTTTTGAGTACCCATTTTTCGTAATTTTTATTAATTCCAAACATCTTTGCTGAGGCATCAGCACCCCTTGAAATTAACACATTATACTCCACTAAAGACTTTAAACATCTTCTAACAGTCTTTAGTGGAATACCTGTACCGTCTGATATGTAAGTGGCAGAGAGCTTCTTTATTTTTTTGTTATAACCATAAGTCTGATACAAAATAAAATGAACTATCCTTAATTCAGAACCGTTTAAATTAACCTTAAATAAGGCTTGATACAGTTCATTTGCTATTCTTATGTAACCGTCTTCAAGTTTAGGATTTGCCATTACTCTCACCTAATATTTCAATTATTCTATGTCCTGTATCTTGCTTATTACAGAACACAAATTCAGTATCAAATGTATTGCTGATAATAGATAACTTCTTATATAGTTGTTCACCGGAAAGTGCCAAAGGACTTTTTTCAAGTCTTGGATTGACCCATTCTCTAACATCTTCCAGTTTGCCTATATTTTCTCCATGTTCCACTAAAAACACTATATGTATTCCATACTCTTTTGCTCTCTTTAGCTCTGCTATAAAGCGTTTATGGTCTTGGCACACATTGTTACACACTTCTAATAAATTCTGCTTACGGTCAACTACAAGAAAAGGATTGTCCATTCTCATATAGTCACCTATAAATAACTTTGAACGGAAGTATTTAACATTCTCTTTATTAAATGTGGAAACAATTTGTTTTATAGCTTTTGACTTATCTCTAGTATCAATTTGTATAGTCATAAAATCACCTCTAAAAAGACAGATAACTATGGCTGTTTCTAAAAATGTATACGAACTTGCGCAGGAACGTTTAGAAC